CTTTGTAAATGGATGCTGTTCCTTTGTTACTTCTATGAATAATGTCATAATCTTATCCTTTCGTACCGATTGCATTAATTAAATCTAGATTCCAATCGTAAATTAAGCCGTGTTCTCTTTTGTTAGGCATCTGCACTTGGCAAATAGGTTTCAATCCAGTTTCCTCTCCTATCCAGTTTGCAACCATTTCCTCAATATGATTAAAGCGGTGATCGTATCCTTTTACTTTTCTTTTACTGTTCTCTATGGATGTACGATAGGATACCCTTGAGCCTTTTCTATCAGTTGCAGAATGGTATTTGCAGATAATTAATAGGTTTTGATTTATTGGTTTTTTCATAATGTTTTTTTTGAGTTGTTTGTAATTAGTTGTTTTCTTGTATTTCAAAGCCTTCCCAGTAGCGACTTCCAAAAATATTCTCAAAGCCATAATAGCTAACTAAATCAGATATCTTTTGTGGTAATGGTAATGCATCAAACTCTTGGCTAGTCAATCCAATAAAACTTTCTACTTCATTAAAATCAGCCCAGTCAAACTCTTTCCTAACATCTAAACCTAGATCAAAAGAGCCACGATCAAAGCTATTGTAGTCGCAATCTTCCATGCCAATACCATATATAAATTCGATTTGATTTTCTTCTTCTTTCCAAGCCAAACCATATTCAAATAATGAAATAGCAAGACAAGCGTCAGTACCGATATAGCCGTTTTCCTCTAGTTTTGTAATAGTGTCAATTTCTGTGGTTTTCATAAGTAATAATGTGTGAGTTGTTTGTAGTGGTGATTAGAATGTTACTTTTACGTATTCACCTTTAAGAGTTAACCACTCAGCTTGTAAGCCTTGATTAATGATGTGATTAAATCGTTTGCCTAATATAGAATAAAGCCAAAGCTCGCCATCCTCTTGGTTATTAACTAAGTCGATAAAGTCTTGTTTGGTCATTGTTAAGTTTTTCATAATAGTAATAATGTTTTTTGGTGATTAAGAGTTTTCTAAAGCTAATTGATTCTCTGTGTCTATTCCTTCAATAACTGACCAGTAGGAATCATCGACGGCTTTGTGTAAAGTTTCTCCCCATCGTAGATTAAGATTGATTAAACGATTAAGTTCTTTTCTGTGGTTTTTTTCGTCGTTGTTTCCTGTGGCTTTGCAGTGATCAGAGATAGCTTTAAAAGTCTCTCTTAAAAGTTCTTGTTCTTTTTGTGTGAAGTTTTGGTTTTTCATAATGTAATAAGTTGTGATGCTTTTCCTTTAGTGTTTTTTCCTAATGTTGTCAAATCAATTGTTCATAAGTATTGCATAAGTCTCTAACAACTAGAGAAATAAAAAAGTAAAAAAAGTTTTACAAAGTTTGCAACGAATTGAATTAAAGCGGAAAGCACTAGCAGATTGATAGATGATTGCTTTTGATCGTTTATGAGCGTTTATGATCGTTTTGATGACGGCTGAAAGCGTAAAAAATGACGCATCAAGACATCAAGATAAAACGATATGAAACGAGCAACCCTTGACGCAATTGCACTGGCTGATCTGTCGATATGCGAACGATACTGGATAACTTAAACAATACTGCCGACAAGCTAACCTTTCCTAAGCTGTATTGGACATAACGCCCGATGTATGAATCTTTTTATTTTCGTAAAGTGCTGACTATCAATAACTAATCAAGATGCTAATACGAAATATAACTGGCACTAATCGTTTTTAAAAGTATTGTGCAACAAACTATCCCTCCCCAGTAGAAAAAACATAGGGTACCCGCGGGGTAATTTATGTCCGCGTATATAGCGTAAGCCGCTCAGATTTTTTCACCATTTTTGCAACGGCAGCGAGTCAAAGAGTATTCTACGAGCTGTGCGAGAGAATACGATAGGAGGGAGCGTAGCGACTGACTAGAAATGGGGGCTGATACCGTCTTCTTCGTCTACATCTTCCGGGCTAAAAAGTATGCTGGAATCGGTCAGAATCGTGAGTTTTACGAGCTCCAACGCTCCGACCAATGCTTGATCTGACAGGTCATATTCCTGCTGGTATCGTCGTATTAAATTATCCAGATCAAACGTAAAAGAATCGACTTGATGGTTCATATCCATAACATGAAATAGTGTACGTTATATTGTTACAATCTTCAAGCGTCGTTTTGTCACGGTTCATAAAGTACTCAATAACAACGACTTACAACTCTACTATTGACACCCAACCTGTCTAGGCTCTATGTTGTTATACTAGCCTCCACGGCTTTAGTGAGAGTGCTGCAACAGCTGTCTGTTTTAAACGATAACATCAATAGTAATAGCTTCTTTAGACGAGACGACCACAACAACGGACACTTTAAAACGTCGTCGTTATAATCAGTTATTGTAAAAGCTCCTGAAAGACTTCACACGCTTTTATCCTATAGTCGTCATCTTGTTTCAACAGTATTTAAGGATAGGTGTGATTATAAATAATCCTATAGTAGTAATATTACTGTATCTGTACTAACTACAAAAACACAGTATAGATAGAAGCTATAGAAGATTTATGTTAACTCCAAAGGAACGCTTTAGAACGTGATCGTTTATGAAAGCTATCAGTAAAGTTTGTTAACTCTTGATCTAACAGTTCTTGTTTTCTATCAATCATGTTTTGGTTAACGTCAGCAGCCATCTGCTGCACCCAATAACCAATCGCTATTGATAAAGCGTCAAGACGGTCATCATGTGCCAGTGAACCTTTATCACGTGTTATTCGTGATAGTTGATACATAAGCATGTACCTAGTTTGTTGTTCTATAGGATAGGTTAGAGCACTCTTATAGTCGTCATTAATAACACTAGGATCAAAGATAAGACGATGAGAGTTTAGTACAGGTTCCATAACATCAACAATACGTAGTTCTTTTTGTTTGTTATGTCTTACCTCTTCTATGGTTACTGGATAGGTAGTACGAAACAACGGTTTAATCAGCTCCATAAACATACCGTCACCAAAGTTAGACTCTATAACTACTTTGTTAACTTTGTTATCCTTGGCTATAGAGACGAGACGTTTTAGTGTTACCTCGTCATAACCACCACGTATACCACCAGCATCGGGTACAAACAGTTGACCGTTAAGCATCTTGACCACTGCGTACCCGGTTTCATCCTTACCACGACCAGACGGGTCAATGGATAGTACAGAACCTGTATAGGGTACGTTACCCCCGACAGTCTTAGCTGGACGTTTATACCGATCCCCACTGAGTCCTACGTTAGGTAGGGTTCTATCTGCTTGATCTGGATCAGACGACCACAGGACTTTCTCAGGAGCTGTATCCACGTCTACGTCCATGATGATCAGATCATTAATTTTCAGAGGGTATCTATCAGCATCAGATAGCTTAGGATTCAGCATGAACTGCAGAGCGTACCCGGTACGACCGTACGACATCTTACGTTCTTCTAAGTCTATATCAGTAAACCGTAAAGGTTCTGTAGTGGTACTTACTGTTGTTTCGTCTATATTATCCGCTATAAGGGGTGCTAGATCGCCTCCGTAGTTTGATATGACTTCTGACTCATCCGGATACTCCGAAGGCCATATACGGGCGTTGTAGCCTCTTTCTCGTAGTTTGTTATAGATACTATCTTCACACTGAGGAGTACCAAGGAATAACACACGGGACGAATCGAGTGGTTTAAGGATCGCTTCAAACTCTTTTACTTGTTCATCTAGTTTATCCCGCATACCTTGGGTAGCGGAGTTGTTAGGGACTTCTACGTCGTCAGCTACAATTATATCAGCACGAGACCCTGTTAACTGGGAGGATATACCAAGAGACTTAACGGAGGGGGCGTGAGAGGCGGGAGCAGGGCCTACATCAAAAGCTATCTTACTGAACCGTTGGTGCTCTGTTGGTTTCAGTTGTTTAAGGATGGGTATATCGTGTATGATCTTTAACGTAAACGTAGAGAAATCATCAGCACGATTCTTAGAAGCGGATACAACGAGTACGTTCTTTGTTGGGTCTAGCAGCAACTGATGTACTACATACGCACTACAAATCCAGCTTTTACCAACACCACGAAACGCCATGATG